CACCTACACCATATTCGCTTACAGTCAATGCTGATATATGGTCAACTAACACAGATCAAAAATTACAAATTATGGAACAGATATTAATGCTGTTTAATCCAAGTTTAGAAATACAAACAACAGACAACTACGTAGACTGGACAAGTTTAAGTGTAGTTGAATTAGAAACTGTTAACTTTAGTGGAAGAAGTATACCAGTTGGTACAGAATCAGAAATAGATGTAGCAACATTAGGATTTAAAACACCTATCTTTATAAGTCCTCCTGCAAAGGTTAAAAAACTTGGTGTAATTACAAGTGTAATAATGAGTATTTTTAATGAAGAAACAGGAACTATCGACTTAGGAAAAAGTTTTCCAGAACTTAAAGCATACAACGACGAACATGGAGAACGTCCATACCAAAAAGACAAAGACAAAACTGCTGATAAAGCCGATACAGCAGGTTTATCTATTACAGCATACAACGACTATGATTTACTTGTGTTAGGTAATGAGGCACAACTAATACACAAAGGTGTCGTTGGTAACACTAACTGGAATGGATTCTTAGAAGCACTACCTGGAGATTTTAGTGCAGGGTTAAGTCAACTACAACTTGTAAGACAAGACTTACCACAAAGTATAAATGGTGCAGTTGCAGTCAACGCAACTGACGAAACAAAATTATCTATAACTTGGGATCAAGACACTATTCCAAGTGATACAATTATAAATGGTTCAACAGGTGATAGAAATAAAATTGATTTTATCATAGATCCTAAAACATTTAATCCAACAACAGTGAAAAAACAAGGTACAAGAATTTTACTAACAGGCGGTATTGGTGATATTAACAACGTAGATGGTGCTGATGCTTGGAAGGCTTCTGACAATACTGACTTTGTTGCAAGTGAAAATGATATTGTTGAATGGGATGGCTCTAAATGGGTTATTCTATTTGATGCAAGTACAGAAAAAGAAGTCAAATACACAACCAATCTAAATACTGGTGTTCAATATAAATGGACAGGCAGTGAATGGATACTTTCCTTTGAAGGTGAATATCGAAACGGAACCTGGCGCATACAATTTTAAATAATTATATGTATGCAGAAGATTACGTGTAGTGGCGCACTATTTTACGCCCTTAAAACTCGAAGATTTCTATTCTTACATAGAACACAAACCAAACAAAACAATGTTTGGGGATTAGTTGGTGGTAAAAATACGACCAATGAAACACCGTTCTCTGCATTAAGCAGAGAAATCAAAGAAGAAATTGGTGAAGTACCAAATATTGTAAAACACATTCCATTAGAAACTTTCATAAGTTCAGACGAGAAGTTTAATTTTCACACATACCTTGTTGTAGTAAAAGATGAATTTTTACCAGACCTTAACGAAGAACATGATGGTTATGCTTGGGCAAGTTTTGGTAAATGGCCAAAGCCTTTACACCAAGGATTACGTAACACTTTGCAAAATAAAACCAACATTACAAAATTAGAAACAGTATTTGAGTTAGTTAACTTATTAGAGGAATAAAATGATCAAAGTGTATGGCGACATAATGTTAGATCGCTGGATTTATGGTTCCGCTAAAAGAATAAGTCCAGAAGCACCAGTTCCAATTCTTAAAGAAAAAGGTCAAAAATACAGTGTAGGTGGTGCAGGTAATCTTGCACTAAACATTTCTTCTGTCAACGGAGAAGTAGATTTATATGGTGCAATAGGACAAGATAAAGACGGTTACAAACTTCTTGAAATTTTAGAAAAAACCAAACTTAATGTAAGCACTACTTCTGACGCAAATGTTACCACAACAAAAACAAGACTTGTTGGTCAAGGTGGTCAACATATTATGAGGTGGGATAGAGAAGAAAAATACAAATGGACTTCAGCACAAGAAAGATTAGTTACAAGTTTAAAAGAAGATGATATTGTTTGTGTAAGTGATTACAATAAAGGCACTGTTCGCAAAGATACAGTAGCAAAAATACTTGAAAAAACCCCAACAGTTTTAGTAGATCCTAAACAAGAATCAGAATTTTACAAAGGTGCATTTCTTGTTAAACCTAACATGAAAGAATATAAAGAATGGTTTGGAAAATTTAACAGGGAAGTTGCTTTATTTGCAATGAAAGAACATGATTGGAAATGGTTAGTAGTTACTGATGGCAAAAACGGAATGCACGTTTTAAACATTGCTGGAGAATACCAACATTTTAAAGAAGAAGTAAAAGAAGTTGCAGATGTTACAGGTGCAGGAGATACTGTACTTGCTGTGATCGCATATGGTGTAGAACAAGGTTGGAATATTTTTGAAACCTGTAAACTTGCTTGTTACGCCGCGGCAAGAAGTGTTGAACGTAGAGGTGTTGTTACAATAACACAAGAAGATTTAAAGCCTAAAGTTGTTTGGACTAATGGTGTGTTTGATATTTTACATGAAGGACATTTTAAATTACTTAAATTTGCAAGCCAACAAGGACAAAAATTAGTAGTAGGTATAAACAGTGATGCAAGTACTAAAAGATTGAAGGGCGAAGACAGACCTATAAACACACAACTACAAAGGAAAATGAATTTAGAGTTATTACCATGGGTTGATGAAGTAATCATATTCGATGAAGACACTCCATTAGAAGCACTGAAAAAAGTAAATCCTGGTTTGGTAATAAAAGGTGGTGATTATACAATTGATACTGTAGTAGGACATGAATTATTTCCAACTAAAATTTTTCCATATATAGAAAATGTATCAACAACACAATTAATTGATGAAATAAAGAAACAAAAACAAGTATGAAAATATTAGTTACAGGACATGAAGGATTTATTGGCAAAAATATTGCCTCTTATCTACAATACAAAGGACACGAAGTTGAAGGTTGGGAATGGCAAGAAAACAGATTTCCAGATGCACAAAAATATGACCGTGTTATTCACTGTGGTGCTATTTCAAGCACAACAGAAACAGATGTTGAAAAAATACTGAAACAAAATTACGAATGGACAATGAAATTAATTGAAATTTGTGACATGATGGGTACCAGTTTGCAGTTCTCAAGTTCGGCAAGTGTGTATGGACATGGTACAGACGGCTTTTCTGAGGACAGTATGTGTTATCCTATGAATGCTTATGCTTGGAGTAAGTACCTTATTGATAGATGGGTTAGAGATTATGCTAATGACTTTAAAATTAACATACAAGGTTTCCGTTATTTCAATGTATATGGTAATTATGAAGACCATAAAGGTAACCAAGCAAGTCCAATTACTAAATTTACCAAACAAGCAAAAGAAACAGGCGTAATAAAATTGTTTGAGAATAGCGAAAACTATCTACGTGATTTTATAAGTGTACAAGACGTATGTTTGGTGCATGAAAAAATGTTAGAACAAGACGTAAGTGGTATTTTTAACTTAGGAACTGGCACCGCAACCAGTTTTAAAACTATTGCAGATACTGTTGCAAAAAAATACAATGCAACTATAGAAATTATTCCAATGCCAGACAACTTAAAAAGTCATTACCAAGCATATACTTGCAGTAACAATAAAAAATTACTGGATCACATAGATCACAGTTTTATAAGACCACAAGAATGGATACATGAGTCAAAATAATTGTAAAGTTGAATGGTGGAGTGTAGTGCCCGGACTGGCAAAAGTAGAGCCAGTACAGAATGCAACCAAATTTATACCTACATGGTTTAAAGATATGCCTAAATTTCTCGAGGAAGACAACTTCAAAGATAAAGGCACCTTAAAAAATTGTCCAGGCTTTGTTGATTACTATAAAAATGCCTATGTTGTTACTATGTGGTGTGATTTTCATTTAAAAATAGATAAAGAAAACTTTGCATGGCATTCAAGCAATGAAGATTTTACAATGAGTTTACATTATGGTAATCAGTTTAGAGATCATTTACCTGAAAATGTGAAAAATAAGTTTTTAGTGGTTGCAAAAACTGATTGTCCTTGGCGTGTGCGTACAAGTCCAGGTTGGGCAATGATGCAATTACCAATGTTTTATGAATTTAATGAAATATTTGAATGTATGCCCGGTGTAACACATACCGAATGGAGTCATCAGATTAATCAACAACTGCTAATTAAAAAAGAAGGTGAATTTTTAATTGAAAAAGGTACGCCTTTGGCAATGTATGTGCCAATTAAACTTACAGACTTAGAAACTACTGTTCAAGACGAGGACGAAGACAAATATCGTGCAAGTTTTGTTAGTAATATGATTTTTCAAAGTAAATTTAGAGGCGCATATAAAAAATTTAAAGAGAAATGGAGTAAAAAATGAGCCGACTTGAAGGTAAAGTTGATAAAGGTTGGGGTTACGAATTAATATGGGCAACCAACGACAAATATTGTGGAAAAATTATGGTATTTGAAAAAGCAGGCAATAAATTCTCCATGCATTTCCATAAAGAGAAGGATGAAACTTGGTTTGTCAATGCAGGTAAGTTTCAAGTAGCATGGATTGACACAAAAGACGCTGTACTTTATCAGAAAGAGTTGAATGTTGGTGATGTTTGGCACAATCCTCCATTACAACCACATCAACTTACAGCATTAGTTGATAACAGCAGTGT